GGCGAAATTCAATCCACAATGGTATTACAGCCACATTACAGGCATGGAGCCCACATCGGTGGGGCTGTCCGGTTCACAATTTACGGTTAAAAATCCGAGGTTAGAGGGCGTTATACGTCCGTTCACCTTCAAATTGAAAGACACCAAAACCGCAGACGTTAAAACGGGTGTCGAAGCTAAAGCGGGTCGCATGTTTGCCAATACTGCGGCGTACTCGATCGTTGTGGATACCTGGCGCGACCCAGCCGGCAATTTATGGGAGCCGAATACAACCATTACCTTGATAGCACCGGATGCGATGATTTATAACGATTACGAATTTATTGTCCGATCGGTTGAGTTCAACAGGGATCGAGATTCGGAAACTGCGATTTTGGATCTCGTGATACCGGGCTCATTCAGTGGTCAAATACCGGAGTTGTTACCATGGGACGAATAGCAAATTTACTGTCATTTATACGGACTACCCGGAATGGCGCCAATGTAAGCGACGTTAAAGTCGATCCCGGTGGTGGCTATAATGTCACCGTGGAACATTATTCGGCGCCAGGTGATGATTCACACCCATTAACGACCGATTACGTACATATCAATAGTAACGAGCGATCAGGTGGTGAGAATGCGATCGGATATTTAGATCCACTTAATGCAGGCGTCGCGCAACCAGGCGATAAACGAATCTATGCGCGCGATGCAGACACCGGTTTAACGGTGGTCAGTTGGTGGCTTAAAAATGACGGTTCGGCGATTTTAGCGAACGCGCTCGGGTCGATTGAATTGCTCGCAGATGGTAGCGTTAATATTAATGGCGTTATTATTGATTCATCGGGTAATATGATTATTCCGGCAAGTCTCGTACTTAACGGTAAGGAAATAGCAGAGCATGACCACTCGCAAGGAAATGATAGCGATGGTAGCGTTGAACAAGATACAGGACCGAATAACTAATGGCTCAAGCAGGCGACGTTTTATTATTCCAGACAGACGACGGCGGCGAAATTAACATCGCTAACGGTCTATTGGAAATGTCCGGCGGTCTGGAAACTGCCGCTTACGTATCGTTATTTGGTGGTAATGAGAATGACGACGGTCTATCGGAAAATGGGCTTAACTGGTGGGCTAATTTCAGCGAAACAGATCCGGCATTTGCATACCGTAGCGAGACCCAATTTTTGCTAAAATCATTACCGGCCACGACCGCCAATTTACGCCGTATTGAAGATGCCGCGAAACGTGATTTAGCCTGGTTTATTGAGAAGAAAGTCGCGTCGTCCGTTGTGGTTTCTGCCAGCATTCCGGGGTTGAATCGGGTCACTATAACCGTTGATATCGAAGCACAGGGCGAAGAGTCTAGCTTTGAATTCGCAGAGAATTGGAAGGTTTCAACATGAGCTTAACGACACTAACGACAAAAGAAATTAGCGAAAATATCGTCGCACAAATGGAGGCGTCGTTTAATCAGACAATCCCATTATTGCCGAAGTCATTTTTACGAGTGCTCGCTAAGGTTCTGGCTGCCGTATTCGTATTGCTTTATAAATACGGCGGATTTATGTTCCTGCAAATATTCGTGCAGAGTGCGTCCGCGAACGACACTACCGTCAATGGTGTTGTACTCAATCCATTGACTGAATGGGGGCGGTTAATTGGTGTCGGCGATCCCGTGGCCGCTACGAATGCGGAATTATTGATTGATATTACCGTAGAGAATCAAGTCGGTTCGCTTCCGTCAGGTAGTCAGTTGGTAAATAGCGACAATGGGGTAACGTATATTACGATCGGTGCCGTGTTATTGAATGCAGCAACTGTGCAAGCGAATATTCGAGCCGTATCGGATCAAACAGGCGGAGGCGGCGCAGGGGCTATTGGTAATTTGAATCCGGCCGATATCGTCTCGTTTGCTAATCCGCTTGCGAATGTCGCTCGCGATGCCGTTGTAGATTCCCAGGTTACAACCGGTGCCGATGCCGAAGCAACCGAGGTTTATCGTCAGCGTGTAATAGATCGCTTCCAGAAGAGGCCACAAGGCGGTGCGCTATCCGACTATGAGATATGGGGTGAAGAGGTCGCCGGTATCGTTAATGTTTATCCGTACACGAGTGATGATCCCGGCCAGGTTGATGTATATGTCGAGGCAACGGTTGCGAGTTCGGGAGATCCTGACGGCATACCGACGTCAGCGCAATTGCAAGCTGTATTAGATTCGATCGAACTAGATGAAAACGGGCTCGCAAGTCGACGTCCTGCCAATGCGTTGGCGAATACAATTGCTATTACCCGTGTCGGTTTTGATAGTACGGTCAGCGATTTAGCCGTTGATAATCTTGCCGCTGTACAGGCATCTATTGAAACGGCTATTACTGAATTTTTCCTTGATGCCGAACCATTTATCGACGGTCTCACCGTACCGCCGCGACAGGATCGTATCACTCGTGCAGCATTGATCGGATTGGTTGAAGATATCGTATCGGCTGAAAATGGCACATTTACGACGGTTACATTTACGCCGACTACAGTTGCCGGTAGTTTGGAAATATATATTTTGCAGCAAGGGGAGAAAGCGAAACTAGCCACCCCGGTAACATTCATCTAATGTTTTTTCGCATCTTTCAGCACTTACTACCGAACGCGCGAGCGTGGCGAATCGTAATTGATAAACGATTGCGCGAACTATTCGAAGGGCTTTCCGGTACCGGTAGTGATGTTAAGACATTTATCGACGAAGTTTGGCTCGATATATTTCCCGAAACTACTCGTGAATTAGATGCCTGGGAGCAACAATTCGGATTGACTGATACGCTCACAGTCGAACAGGATCGCCGCGATAGATTAGATGCCACATGGAAGGCGTTGGGCGGTCAATCACCGCGATATATTCAGGATACATTGCAGGCGGCTGGGTTCAATGTATTCGTGCATGAGTGGTGGGTACCGGGTAGCGAACCCCCTGTCGGGACACAGGGACCGGCTACGGCGCGGAATCCGTTTGATTTCCTAAATGATGGAACGGGGGGGTTTTCATTTCTTTCGAACGATGGCGGCGCCGACATGCAAGATGGCGATTTAGCTGTTGCAATGGATGGTGCACAATCTGAACCGCCAGGTTATCCGCTGGTTAATAAACTACTGATACCATCTGTCGTACTCAGTCTGAGCGATGGGTCGCTTGATATGCAGGATGGCGACGCGCTTGCGATGGATGGCGCCGACATAACCGTTTATTCACCTAAAATCTATGTATTACCGGCCGATGTCACCAAATACCCATATTTCCTGTATATTGGCGGCGAAACCTTCCCGGATCAGGCCGATGTGGATACATCGCGTCGTAATGAATTTGAAACTTTATGCTTGAAAATTTGCCCTACACAGCAATGGTTGGGTATTCTTGTAACTTACATATAAGGAGCCTCGGAAATGGCACTTAATCTAGAAACGAAATACCCCGGTCGGATCACTGCATCGGACGCGAATTATGATTACGGTAGTTCTAAAGACGAAACCGCGCCAGGTGCCGGTGATGGTACGCCGTATGAGGAAGCACGCGCGAATGATGTTTTCGGAATACAGCAAGCATTATTGAAAATATCGGGGATTGTTCCGAGTGGTAATGCTGATACGCAAATCGCATCGCAATATTTACAGGCTCTTATCGAGCTTGCAATGGGTCGAGCTACTAATTATGACGATAGCGGCGCCGCTGATGTTTACGAATTGGATGTACAAACAAATCAACAGGCACCGGCTAGTTTATTTGATGGAATGATCGCCGATTTTATTGTCGGAAATACAAATACTGGTGCATCAACTGTTAACCTTGCTGGTCTCGGTGTTAAAGATATCGTTGGTACAAGTGATGGCGGCGAGTTAACTGCTGGAGAACGAGTAAAATTACGTTATAGAACGAGCAGCGGTGACTTTGAAATTGTAATAGCGCCGGTATCAGTTTTACCAGATTTTCAATCTGGTCTTGAGTTATCAAATGCGGCTGATGCTGATCATGATATTACCATGGCAGCGGGTCAAGCTACTGATAGCACGAATGCATTTTCATTAAGTTTATCAAGTGCTCTCACGAAACAAATAGATGCAGCTTGGGCGGTAGGTGATGCCGCAGGCGGTTTATTTAGCGGAACAGTAGCGGCAGATACTTTTTATCATATATTTGTAATCCGTAAAGATTCAGACGGTTCTATTGATGTAGGTTACGATGTCAGCATTACAGCCGCCAATATTCCTGCAGGTTATACCGCTTTCCGCAGACGTGGATATCTAAAAACGGATAGTGGTGCGAATATTAGTACGCTCATTAGTATTGATACGAGTAGTAAAACTGTTCAAGTTGTGACTTTGATTGACGGTGCAGTAGCAACCGGCACAACCGTCATTCCGTACGACGATACCATCCCGCAAAATACAGAAGGCAATGAATTTATGACGTTGGATATTATACCGACAGATATCGATAATATCTTAGTCATTGACTCCATAGTAAATATGGGATGGTCGTCATCCGAACGCAGGGGTGCCATGGTATTGTTTCAGGATTCTGTTGCTAATGCTTTAGCAGCAGATTTTTGTACAAGGGATAACGCTGCCGATGAACCGACACAAGTCTCTATGAGACACGTTATGGTAGCGGGAACAGTAATAGCAACAACAATGAAGATTAGAGCCGGAACCGATGCGGCTGGTACAGTAACTTTCAATGGTGTTAGTGGTGGCGGAAAATATGGCGGCGTTATGGCATCCTCTATAACTATTACGGAGTATAAGGCATGAGTATGACAATTGATGTGGTAATAGGATGGAAGCATAACCATCAACCAGGGATGTGTTGTAAAATGGTAGATGATGCAATGACTATTGTAGAATTTCCTGGAGGTATTCCAACCCAAGAAGATCAAGACGCATGGACCGCCGAACATGATGCTTGGATTGCTTCTGGTGGTGAAAAAGAAGCCGAAGCGGATAAAATGGGCAACTTGAAAAAAGCAATCATTGCCAAGGCCACTGTTGATTACGCCGCTATCGCAGAACTTCGCACCGCGTACAACACATTGCCGAAATATCTAAAAGCAATCCGCGACGAATATCGAGATTCGTTATAATGGCGTTCGCACTCAGTAACCGATCGAAACGAAACCGCGAAGGTATTGACCCTCGTTTGATCGAGATTGACGATCTAGCCATAACGCTAACCTTGGTCGATTACGGTCATGGCGACGACGCTGGTTTGCGAACTGCTGATCGACAATTTGAATTATTCAGTGCTGGTAAATCTAAGGCCGACGGGTACGATAAATTAAGTTTGCACCAGCGCAATGTGGCCACAGGTTACGGCGAAGCGCTCGATTTCTATGCGTTCGTGGATGGGCACGCGAGCTGGGAGTATGAACATTTAGCCATGGTGGCCGCTGCATTTTTTCAAGCTGCATCGATGCTCGGTTATCAAATCGAGTGGGGTGGGTTGTGGAAGTCACGAACGCCTAAGATAATCAACGGCATTCCCTATGGTTGGGATTGTCCACACATTCACTTAGAGGATTTAGGGCTATGAAATTATGGGACATTGTTAAGACGGTTGGATCTGGAATTATCAAAACCGCTGTTCCAGGTGGTGGCATGATCATCGACATGGTTAACGGATTTTTACCAGACGATAAAAAACTACCCAACACTGCGACCGGTAACGATGTAAACAACGCGATCGCGAATTTGCCGCCTGAACAACAGGCGACAATCATGTCAAAGGAACTTGACGTCGAGTTGACCCAGATCAAAGAATCTAATTCTACAGTGCGTGCCATGCTTGACTCGGACGCACAGAATCCACACACGACGCGACCCTACATTGCAAAAAATTCGTTTCATGTTATCGCGTTCGTGATAGTTGTAACGATATCGATGTGGTCGTACGGTATCATCAAGCAAGATGCGGAATTGATCGCTGCGGTAATGGATGGATGGCCGTTTGTAATGGCTGTCGTTGGTCCTCTGGTTACATTGCTATGGGCTTATTTCGGTGTGCTCAAACAGGAGCACAAGAATAAACTCGACGCTGCTAATGGCGCGTCGACACCGACAGGAATTACCGGTATATTATCCACACTTCTGACACGTAAATGACAACTAAAAAGATGGAACACGGTTTTTTACCCTACGCCGCGGAGCTAACGCACAATCCAAAAGCCTCCGCGGTAGTATCTGTTTTGGCTGGCGGCGCCGGCATTAGTACATTGTTTAATTGGGTTTCCCAGGGCATTGGTATCACAGCCTCGGCCGCCGGATTGGTTTTAGCTATCGTAGTGATTCGTAAATCGATACTTGAGCATAAAAAAATACAATTAGAGATTGACGGAATTAAACGACGCGAAGCCAGGCGCACAAAGGAAATACAGGATCGTGACGACCACGGCAAGACATTACGAAGAGATAGCGATCGTTAAATGATTTTCGAGTATCAGCCCCATGTGATGAATTACGCCATGCACTTCCTGGCCTGACCCGTTCGGGATAATATAAATTCCATTCGGGTCGAAAGTTTCTTTCATATCTTCGATAATCTCTCTAACAGTAATCCCAGCTTTTACTTGCCGCGAATATGAAGTCATTAATGCGATCATCCATTGAAATGACTTCATATCCTTACTATTAACGAAAAATGCTTCCGGTTCGGAGTGGCCGACAATAGTAAAGTAAAAAGCGTTATTACTTAACGGGGGCGCCCTGAATTTATACGTATGGCTTGGTGTACCTTCAATATCCATTGCTTACTCAATGCATCTTTGATTTTGCTGCATCTTCATTCATTTTCGCAACGATCGGCGCTAATTTAACTATATCGTCGGTATGAACCATTAAAGTAGTGCATTCAGGGAACGGTCCTTTAAGCTCTTCGTATTCGTAGTCGTTAGCGTCTAACGTTTCCCGAAATATTGAGAGTTTCCAATTATCCACTACAATAGCCGCTTTCATTATTTGATTCCCCAGAGCGGATTAACGAGTTTTTCCGCTTCCGCGATGTAGTAATCGTAATTGATATTCACCCGTTGCGCATCGACCATATCATTGCAGGGCGTGGCCAACCAGCCAACATTTAGACCGGTGCGTCGGATCTCGTATTTCGATTTGTTTTTCGTATTGATCCGCTCGTCCCATGGCAGCCCTGTGGTATCTAGTTCGTGCGCAGGCGGTGGTACAAACGACGGGGGATCAGATAATACTTTCAATTCAGCAATAACGCCGCGGTAGAATGAATCCGTAAGCCCGTTAGCGCGCTTCCAAGTGCCGACAGCATGGCCGTTCGCGGGCGCGCTAACCTTCGTTAACGTTCCGCCACCATGGCTGATGTAATACCGTGTGATGCGCTGTAGGGCTCTCTCGTTGCCTGCCTCGTTTATTATCAGCTGATCGGCACGTCCGACCTTGGTACGTAACATGAAATCCATTATATCCGGGTGGTTCGTTATGAAATCAGTAATATCCTGACCGTGAACGAGGGCGGCCTCGGCCGCCTTTGGTATCACGAGTGCCGAATGGTTCTGGTGCCAATCTATGCAGCGATCGGGGTGCCAGTCGGAGCCTTCGGATAGCCTGGTTAAATGTGCGTAGGCACCTTTATTTTTCAGTTTCCCGCCTTCGTATTCCGCGATGTAATTATTAACGTCACGAATGAACATACGCGAATAGATAGCGCTCTCTAATTCTAAGCACGTAAATTTTTGCCACCATTCGCAAATGTGATTCATTTGGTCGATGTGCCGGCGCGGTAATCGAATCGTCAAGCCGTCCGTATTGATCTGGATCATTTGCAAATCTGGAATATCAATTAAAAATTCAGCAAGCAGACAAAGCAATAATTGACCATTGATCGTAATCGACATCATATATTGTGAATCATAGAATGGGCTGTATTTATTGTTGCTATCACCGTACACACCATTAAGCGCGAGTTTCAACATGGCATTTTCGGGAGTCCCTTTCTTGTATTGGCGACGCTGTTCGAACACGTCCTGATAGATACCACAGAATTCGTCGCTAAGGTGGCGGGGGAACAATCTATTTACAATGGCCAGATTAGGGTAATAACTGGCGACGTCCCAATCGTAGATTACATATTCGTCGTCAGACGACACGATCGCGGAATCGATTGACCCATGGATACCGCCGACACCGAAATCGTATTTAAAGCCCCGGACTTCCGCGCTCAGACCTTTAAATACACCCTTGGTCTCGGTGATGATCTGCGAGGCGAGCCATTGTTTTACGCGTTCGAATTCAGGCGTTTTGAAATTTATATACGGGAATATAACCTCGCGAATGTTGATCGAATTACGAATCGTTTGTCTGGGATGTCGCTTCCCGTCTACGCGCATGTAACACGAACCGGGGAGTTGTTCCTCTAGCCGCATGATAAAATAGTCTTTACCGATCTTCGTATCGTTGTGATTGAGGAAATTTCGCGAATACTTCGCGCTCAATTCGTCGCGAAAATCAATCAACGGGATCGATTCAATATAAAATTTCTCAGTTTCATCGACATCGTGGTCATTATATTCGATCAATGTTTGTATCTGGTCGATAGTCAGGGGGTGGCCTGGCGGGAATGGTAGATCCTCGACGGTCTCCGAACGCATGTTAAATTCGAGCATCTTAAGAGATGTAGACCGAGCCTCGTTGTCGAAATGGTGCACCTTATATAAATCGATCTGTCGAATGTGTGTATCGCTATCCCAGATCACATTGTCAAACCGGCGGTGCCATGGTGTCGCGATGATGCTGGCGGCTTTTTTGTAGATATCTTCGACGGTGAGCGATAAATGGGCGTAGTCAATAATAAGGTGAATTACAGGGTAATCGAAGCCAATATTATTAAATCCCACTAACCGACAATTACTGTACTTTAATGAGAATAAGAATTCGGTTAATTCCCCTAACTGATTTTTACGGTCGCTAACCTCAAATATTAGCCGTGTGCCGGTGTTTACGTGCTTAAACGACGCGGTAAATATATTCGGGTAGGTCTCTATATCGTAGATCCAGTCGCGGGGGTCGAATGGTACGAAATCGCTGAATGCCTCGGGGGTATTGCAATATGGACAATTCGCCAGGTGTTGTTGATAGAATTTACCGCACCCATTAATCGAATCGCACTGCCGGCGCCCTCTCACTTCGACCACTCATAAGTAGGTATTAAAAATGCGTAGGTCCAATTTTCTCGATCGCTTTCGAGTAATCCAGTTTTAAATGGGCTTGGGTCATGTACTACTTTACCATTGAGACCTATAACCGCATGTTGTGTGCCACGCTCAGATTTACCATATATCATGTGGTATACCGATGTAGATATGGGGAATTTTTCCCACGGTGTTATTTCTAAATGAAACAAATCTATCGCTGCTAAAAAATCGTTAAATGATTTTTCGAACTGTTCATCGTCACCAGACTCAAAAAAATGCGGAATTTCTTTAATGGACACTTCCAATAACGAAGCGATGCAAGCACGTTGACAATCACCATAATGACCATTATCAGGATCGTGCAAAATCGATTGATCTACTGGGATCACTTACCAGCCTCGGCAATACCTATCGATTCGGCAGTCAATTCTTTGGATGGCCCCCAGATAAAGCCTATTACAGCCCAAAGTACCTTTAATTTCGCAATGGTACCTAAACGGGGAATATTGACCACGTAACGACCCCGTTTAATTGCCCTTGGCGCGGCACTCTTCGCACGGGCTTTAATAAGGTCGGTATTATGGGAGAGAATGAAATCGCCAGTTAGATCGAGGCGTTGTTTTCCCCTGAATAAATAGTAATACATGCTACCTCGCTAACTCTTCGATTTTACGTTCTACGTCGGTGGCTGATAATTGAGCTTTCATACCAACTGAAATTACGAGCACCATGTATCGCACGTCGTCGACTCTTTTAGCGTCTAACACACGACGAGCCATTGTCCGCAATTCCTGTCTGCTGTATGCCATATCGATACCGAGGGTTAACGGCCGCCCTCCGGGGGCGGCCGTTGATGATTAAACGCGTGGAAGGGGTGCGATTTGTTCGTCAGACCAACCGGCAGTTTTGAGTTGGTTGATGGTATACACCGTGCCATTGGCGTTGACTTTTTGCTCGCCGGGGTCCAGAAACTCCGGGGCGGGTGCTATTGCTCCCGGTACAGCTGGTGCAGGCGCGACAGCCGCAGGAGTAGGGACCGCAGGAGCCACAGGAGCAGGAGCGACAGCCACAGGAGCAGGAGCGACAACAGGAGCAGGCGCCATGCCAACAGGTGCAGGAGTTGCGGAAGCCAAGGGCGTGGCACTGGCTCCGACAGGTAATGCCACGGGTGTTCCGCCAAATACTTGATCGCCGCTTGGTCCTGTAAATATCTCTTCGCCATAACCCACCAGTTCGACCATGGAATGATTCAGGAATACGCCTGGTTGTTGCGCTGACCCATTACCCTTAACACTACCGTACACCCGGACGTAATACCCGCGTTTGATCATGTTGGGGTCAACCACTTGTACGAGATTACCAGTACCATCGCGATTGTAGCATTTAGGTGCAAAACCGCCTGAAAAATTCAGAATCCAATGACCTGGGAAGCCTTCACGATCGCACGGTTTCTTGCCTTTCGAATTCGGTTGCTGGCTATCTCCGTCGATAACCTTGAACGCGAATGCTGGGTTAAGACAATTGCCGGAAGCATCGAAAAGGCTCGGGAAACTCTCTCGTGCCTTACCGTGGATTTTAGCCCATATGTCATTATAGCCGGGGTCCGTTTTAGGTATGGCGACACCCAGATAATAATCGACACGAGGCTTGCCAATATTAGGCCCATTTTTGATAACTAACGGGTTGCCCTCTGCATCTTTTGTTTGCGGTTCGAAACAGTCGCCCATTACGAGACGAGCGGCCGGGGTTAATATTTCTGTTACTTGTGTAGTCATGAGTTAAACACCTGTTTGGCTTTGTTTTCGTTATCCGGCACTAATTTTAGCCCGGTACGGGGTTTTTCACTGTAGGCAGCGACAAGAGCATCATCGACACCCTTGGTGCGTGCTTGATTGGGAGTTATTACTTGATCGGGTTTACGCAAATCATTACCTATCATATCACCGAGGGCGATAACTTCTGGTATTGGTTTGGCCCATCGTTCACGACCGATACCTTGTTCGAGCATCCAGCCAGGAATATTTGCGCCAGATCGAATTTTGCTCTTAACCTGCTCTTCGAAACCTGATTTTAAATAGTCCAGTTGTTTGGCTGCGCGTTCAATTATCGCATACTGTACACCGAGCGCATGGAGCGACAATTCTATCGGTGTGGGTTGTGATGCGGCCTCGTAAAGTTTGATGCCGGCTATTAAAGCAGTATCGCAATTCGCGCGTGCGCTGCAGTCTTTACAATGCGGGCCAGAACGACAAATCGCATTAGGCCCAAGCGCTTCGTGCGCATTGGTGTGTAAAATATTAATATACGGACGGAGTTCGGAAGCCTTAACAACCCATTCGCGAATCGATCCGTCGCGATGAAATGCGCGAGGTTGTACGATTCTAAGGTGTACGGTTATTGCTTGATCGTCGAGCCCATTGGTGTCTAATTTTTCAAGTACACCAGCTGCATAATTAATTAACTGCCAGTTTTCAAATACTTCAACGATGCCGTATCCAAATTTGTAATCCCATATATAGAGATTAAGACCGTGTTGGTCGAAAATGACCATATCAGGTGTGCCATATGACAGCTCGTGTATACGTGGAGCCATTACGAGTTTTTCAATTGCGAAATATTCACTACCGAAAACACGGGTTTCGCGCATGACTTCGCCGACATCATTTGCAAAAACTTCTGCCGCCTCGAACATTTCATCCGTGAAAATAACGCCGTTCGATGCGGGTCGCCCTATCACATCGTTTAATAATACCGGCAGCGCTTGAGCTGCACGATAAATCATTAAAGCGCCTATTTCATGCGAAGCAGTACCGTTTTTGGCATCTTCTGATTCTTCCGTGTCTGGGAATTGTTGGGCCATGAGTGGCCAGCCCGTGCAACCGTCTGGCGCACCCCAACGGTGCGCAGACGATGGGGCTATTATGGAATGACTCATTTAAGCCGGAACACCAACGACCGGGAAGAGTTCGGCGTCAACCGCTGGGATCAGATCCGGGCGAGCTGCGAGTAATGCCAAAGACTGCAAACCCTGTCGATTAACGGCAGCCAGCACAACTTCGTTAGTAAGCTGGGCGCTGGTAATTTTCGACATCAATTCGGGGAAAGTAACACCGACAACAACAGCTGCCGGGGGCGGAGGTGTAACAACAGCGGCCGGGGGCGGAGGTGTAACAGCGGGTGTAGCGGTAACAGGTGCGGCCGGGCTTGCGGCCATGGCTGCTTTAAGTTCTGCTTCGACTTGAGCGACATAATCTGTATCAACGCCGCGTTTCTTTTTCCATTGTTGCGATTTAGCGAGCTTCGTTTTCTTGCCCGAGTGGATTCGCGAATCCCAAGGAATACCATCTGTATCAAGTTCGACGCCTACAGGAGCGACCGGAGGCGTAGCGGCTGGTGGTGTCGCAACGGTAGCGGCTGGTGGTGTCGCAACGGTAGCGGCTGGTGGTGTCGCATCTTGATCCTTGCCCATACTCGACGCCATGTCAGTAAGTTTTGCGGCCGCTTCGTTAAGTGCGTCCTGTTCGAGTGGGACGGTAATTGTAATAGAGGTTTCCATTGTTGTACCCTTTTGGTTATTGACGATGCCGACTCTATGCTATATTGTCCGACTCGTCAATACAACATAAATCTATAATTCACCATGAATACTAACCTGTGGTTGTTGCTTGGAATTTTTATAATGGCTTTTGCCATATCTGTAACGATTATATTGTCAATTGAAAGTTGTAATCGTTGTAGAAATTGGGTAATAACAAAATGGATGTTATTTCTACTTCGATTAATTGCTTATATATGCCTTTTAACTGCGTGTACACTCACATGGTCGTTAGCTTGGAGTAATTGGTAATGGATAATAAAAGCCCTCATAACTGGATCGCAAACGGTGGTCGTGGTGGTGAACCTCGTTTTTCGATGGATAAGCGAATAGCTGACGTGCCGTTAATGCACGTATGTTGTAACGATTGCGGGATTCAAGCACGATTCACCAGGAAACAATGGGACGATTATAATAAAAATGCAGCTTCGACCGTACCAGGCGGAAAATAAACAAAACATTTACGACGCATGGGGTAACGGAGCACGTAACGTCCTATCCGTATTACCTACTGGCGGCGGTAAAACTGTAATTGTTTCGGATATTTTTCGCGAACACGTCGGCGCAAGTTGCGCAATCGCACACCGGCAAGAATTAGTAACTCAAATATCACTAGCTCTAGCACGCGATGAAGTTCGGCACCGGATCATTGGCCCGAAATCAGTTGTTCGCCTCGCCGTTAATATCCACATGGAAGAGGTCGGCACGTCATATTATGACCCGACAGCACCTTGCGCGGTGGCGGGTGTCGATACGCTTGTGCGTCGCTACAATGAATTGCATAACTGGTTGAATTCCGTAACGTTTTGGATGCAAGACGAAGGCCACCACGTATTAAAAGATAATAAATGGGGTAAAGCGGCAGCAATGTTCCCCAACGCCAAGGGGCTCGGGGTAACAGCAACAGCCGGACGCGCTGACGGTAAAGGGCTGGGTCGGCATAGCGATGGATTATTCGACACGATGGTTACAGGGCCATCGATGCGCGAACTAATTAACATGGGGTATCTAACCGATTATCGAGTATTCGCGCCGCCCTCCGATATCGATCTCACTAATGTAAATATCAGTAAGACAACTGGCGATTATAATAAGCATGGGTTAAAAATCGCTGTCGGCAAATCGCATGTTATCGGCGATGTCGTGTCGCATTACAAACGGATCGCATCGGGTAAATTAGGAATTACTTTCGTACCTGGTGTCGATATCGCTGTCGAAACAGCAGCGCAGTTTAATGCCGCGGGCGTGCCGGCTGCAGTCGTCAGCGCGAAAACATCCGACGCGGATCGAGTCGCTATACTTCGTAAATTCAAACGACGCGAATTATTACAGCTCGTTAACGTTGATTTATTCGGGGAGGGATTCGACCTACCCGCTATCGAAGTTGTAAGCATGGCCAGGCCGACCCAATCATTTGCATTATATGCGCAGCAATTCGGTCGTGCCCTTCGTTTGCTCGATGGAAAACTGGGAGCAATAATTATCGATCATGTTGGGAACGTTGAACGTCACGGGCTGCCCGATGCACCACGAGTATGGTCGCTCGATCGCCGCGAGAGACGCACTAAATCGAAGCCCGACGATGTAATACCAGTCAGGGCGTGCCCGGAATGTACGGCGGTGTTCGAACGGATATACAACGTTTGCCCTTACTGTGGTCATAAACCGGTACCGGCGGCCAGATCCGGGCCAGAGTTTGTTGATGGAGATTTAACCGAACTAGATGCAGATACATTAGCAGCGATGCGGGGCGAGATAGCGCGCGTCGATATGCACCCGGAAGCGTACCGCGAGCAATTAATAAAAAATCATGTGCCGAAAATCGGACAGCTTGCGCATGTTAAATGGCACGTTAAGCAGCAACAGGCGCAGGAGGCGTTACGAGCATCAATCGCATGGTGGGCAGGCTATCAGCGAGCGCAGGGGTACCCCGATACTGAGAGCTATCGACGATTTTATTTCGCATTCGGTATTGATGTAATGAGCGCCCAGGCATTGAACACGAAAGACGCATTAATATTGGCTGATAAAGTGAACCATCATTTAGGAGGGTTGGGGGTATGACACCCTATACCAAACAATCGCCGATATGGTTGGCGCTACAGGATGAAAACGACCCGAACCTGAATCCACATTATCGGCGATCGATTCGGTATTATAAAAAATTGTATCAAGCGTGGCCGGACTGGTGCGCTAATGATCCACGATTCAAAGAGATATATACAGAATCGAAACGACGGCGGGAGGCTGGCGAAGATGTCCACGTCGATCATATTATCCCGATTTGTTCTGATATCGTTTGTGGGTTGCATGTGCCATGGAATTTAGAAATTATTGGAGAGCTGGAAAATTTACGCAAATCAAACTTATGGTGGCCTGATCATCCATTTGAAATTTTGGAGTTATTCGCATGAAACATTTACGAGCACGAGCGATGGTCTATGCTTTTTTAATGGGCGTACCAATTCCCCCGAATGATATCGCTGCTGAAATAATGGTGGCTTTGTGTGCACATAGGTATCGAATATGAATCTTAATCAATGGGCGATTAAATGGGGTGTACCGTTCGAAGCGGTTGAAGATTTACGGCGCGAGTTCGGTACTCTAAACATACGAACGACACCGCTAACACCAAAATCGGGAGATAGCGAGGCAGCCGTACAGAATAATATACGACTTGAGGCGAGCCGGTTGGGTCTCAGGTTGTGGCGTAATAATACCGGTGCCGGTTATATGCAAGATGGCAGTTTTATTCGATGGGGTCTCGCGAATGATTCCACACAAATGAACAGTAAGGTTAAATCATCCGATTTGATTGGTATACGCCCGGTTCGTATCGAAGCGCACCACGTCGGGCATGTTATTGGTCAGTTCGTGGCGCGAGAGACTAAACCAGGTTACTGGAATTTTTCCGATACCGATCACGAAAACGCGCAGCTTAAATTTTTGGAAATTATTATCGCTATGGGCGGCGACGCAGCTTTCGCGATTGGCGAGGGCACCCTCTGAATACGTCATATTGACGAAAATATTAGTAACGGTTAATATAAAATCATGACAAGAGATCATATAAAACAAACCGCGATAGAAATGGTCAAGGAATCAGGATTGATTAATTTATCGCGTCGGGAGTTATGCAAGCGAGCCGGCGTCCCGGACGGATCATTTACCCACATAGTTGGCTATAATTTTTCCGAATTTATCAAAGAGCTGAAACCCGAGGTTGCGGATGTTTCAGTATTTCCGGTAAGTAAAACCCGTGCCGATCCGAAACTACGACGCGAGCATATCTTAAATACTGCTGTGGGCATGGCGCGCGATGTTGGCTACCATAAAATTACGCGAGACAGCATCGCAGAAGGTGCGGGCGTCTCCATGGGTTTGGTTACTCGATATTTTGGAACCATGAAACAGTTAAGGCGCGCAATAGTTCGAGCTGCGATTACTCAAGAGATACCCGAAATTATCGCGCAAGGATTAGCGAACGGAGACAACCAGGCAAAGAAAGCACCCGACGACTTAAAAGCTAAAGCCGTTGATTTGATATCGAATTATTAGGGATTCGTAATGCATTCATTACCCGATGCGCTCGCCCCACTGGCGGCGTACAAGCAATTTGTTCTCTATAAATTAGTCCCGAGTAAAAAACAATCGGGCAAAATGGATAAATTACCAGTCGATTGTAAGACAACGAACGTCGACAATGCGCACAATCCTGCGATATGGGTTGATGCTGATACGGCCATTAATACCGCCCATCTATTTGGCGACGATTACGGTGTCGGTTTTGTATTCACCGTTAACGATCCTTTCTTTTTTGTTGATATCGACGAATGTTTACAATCCGACGGTACTTGGTCGCCGATCGCAAACGATGTACTGGCAAGGCTTCCAGGTGCAGCGGTTGAAATATCGCAATCCGGGCGCGGTCTCCACATTATTGGCCAAGGCATTGCACCGGATCACGCCTGTAAAAATACGACACTGCATCTTGAGTATTATACCGACAGTCGTTTCGTAGCGCTCACCGGTACGAATGCGATCGGATCGGCAGCAACAGATTGCAGCGCAATGTTACCGGCCATGACCGCCGAATTATTCCCGCCGAAAACTGCAACGAAAGATCAAACATGGACGACCGCACCGGTACCTGAATGGAATGGCACGGAAGATAACGACGAGTTATTGGCCAAGGCACGGGCAACGAAGAGCGCCGCGGCTACGTTTGGTAATACGGCCAGCTTCGATGATCTCTGGACAGGCAACCAGGACGCACTTGCGGCCGCCTACAGCCCGGACAGTAGCGATAGCGGTAATCACGACGAATCAAGCGCCGACGCCGCACTCGCGCAGCACTTGGCATTCTGGACGGGTAACAACTGCGAACGAATTTTAAATTTAATGTGGTGTTCGGGATTGATTCGCGACAAATGGAACCGACCAGATTATCTTATTCGTACAATTACCCGCGCGGTATCGATGCAAGAAGTTGTTTATACCGGTGGTAGCGCTAACGATCCTATTGTCGACGATCCGATCGCAATACAATTCGGCGCCGCGAAACTGAAAGGATCGGACGGTCAAATTAAATGGGCCAGTAATATTCGAGCGCAAAAACTTATTGAATGTGCCGGCGAAGAAAGTTTAATTCTAAAACTGTGCGCGAGCCATGGGTCAGTTATTACCGCTAGCTTTTGGATTAATAACAGAAGCGAGACTGTCGAGGCCCTAATCGAAATGGTGACGGCTATTGATTCAGCAGGTCAGCCGCTTGGAAATATAGATGGCCCCGAGATTTTAGCCGGATACCAATTTCTCGGGGCAACACAACAGATCGAACATTTTAAAGGTTGCGTTTATATTCAAGATCAGCACCGGGTATTTACGCCAAATGGATCGCTTTTAAAATCAGAGCAATTTAACGCGACATACGGCGGTTATTCTTTCCAGCTTGAAGGCGACGCCAGCGGTAAAACAACGCGCAAAGCTTGGGAGGCATTCACCGAGTCACAGGCGGTGCGCTATCCAAAAGCCGAATCGATGTGCTTTCGTCCAGAACTGGAACCGGGCGCACTCGTGGCACAAGAAGGGCATATTTTAGTTAACACGTATGTACCTATCGAAACCCCGCGCCAAGTCGGAGACGCGACACCATTCCTAACACACCTTGCCAAGATATTGCCCAATCAAGGTGATCAATCTATTTTACTGGCATACATGGCCGCGTGTATTCAACATAAGGGCGTTAAATTCCAATGGGCTCCATTGCTGCAGGGTGTTGAGGGTAACGGCAAGACACTATTTACCCGATGCGTAGCGTTCGCGATCGGCGATAGATACGTCCACATGCCACCAGCGCACGAGATATCGGAGAAATTTAACGCGTGGTTATTTAACACATTATTTATCGGTGTCGAAGATATCTACGTACCAGATCAAAAACGCGAAGTTATTGAAATAATCAAGCCAATGATTACCAATGATCGATTGGCCCGTCGTGCAATGCAAACCGATCAAAAGATGCACGACACCCGATGTAATTTTATGTTCAACAGTAACCATAAGGATGCAGTCCGTAAGACACGAAACGACCGTCGATTTTGCGTGTTCTATACAGCGCAGCAAAGCCATAGCGATATTGAGCGCGACGGCATGAGTGGTGATTACTTCCCGGATATTTACAAATGGTTGCGTGGGGGTGGTTACGCCATTGTCGCTGATTTCCTGACGAGCTATTTGATACCAGACGCACTTAATCCCGCGACCGCTTGTCACCGTGCACCAGAGACCAGCAGCACCGACGAGGCGATTACAGCGTCAATGGGTGGCGTTGAGCAGGAGATCATCGAAGCAATCGACGAGGGGCGCCCAGGCTTCGCCGGTGGCTGGATCTCGTCAAAGGCAATACAGCGAATATTAGAATCTATGCACATGACACGGGCAATACCACACAACAAGCGTCGAGAATTATTGCAGTCGCTCGGGTATGACTGGCACCCTGCATTACACGAGGGTCGAGTAAATAATTTTATAGCGCTCGACGAAGGCAAGCCGAAATTATTTATTAAAAATGGCCATGTACACTGCAATCTGACAACAGCCGGCGCGGTAGTTAAAGCATATCAAGAATCTCAGGGAATATTAGCATCTACTAATACTAAGACTGCAGGCGAGGTATTTCGGTAATATTCCATATTGACGGTCTAGGCAAGATAGCATAGAATTAAGTTATTAATGGGAAGGTGGCGGAATTGGTAGACGCTGAAAGTCGGTAAAACGGCAAACGACATAAAGGAACCCGTCAAAGGGATGCCCGAGAGGATGTCGGTAATGTGTGGTTCGAGTCCCACCCTTCCCACCAAATAACATGGAGTTATTATCATGAAATTACTATACGTATTATTCATTGTATTAATCGTCAATTCCACGGTTGCATATGGTGGTAGCGCTAACTGTTTCGAAGGTGTATCGGCACAGATCATTACAAATGGATATCTTAACGAGTCTGATAGAACCCGGTTAATGAGTGATTGCAAGAAGTATCAGGATTTTAGATTGGGTGTGAAAAAGAATCCAAAGGGCGCATACATTTTAAACCGTAAAACTTTCACCTGTGGGAAACGAAAAGATTACGTGCATGTTTATAATAAAATACTTAAAGATGGCGGCACATATAATCCCATTATCGTAAATAGATATAAATCATGCAGGGTTATAAGAGCTTCGAAATTAACAGCGGTCCGAACTCAAAAGAATCCTAAAGATTCTATCGTAGAAATTCTATACCATGGCTACTATAGTGTTTATTTTCTTCACTCCCAATGGGTGCATAAAAATGAATTGGTACCCTACGCTAAACTTATTAATCGGCAGGTGAAATAGAATGCACAACGACCAGTTAGTTTTTGTCAATGAAGATGCGCGATCAGTGGATTTTGAATGCCTGGGTCGCGTTAAATTTATTACAGACCAGATATACGTTACTGATATAAAAACAGGCCGGGAAATGGGACCGTTCAAAGAGTCCCAACTTGTACCCGCCGCAATCTAGGAGTATGGAAGCATGGCTAGACCGAAGTCGAACGAATTAAAAATACCAAAAGGGTTTATTAGTACCGCATTTTTCTTTATGGGATGCGGCGCCGTGTTGGCCATTTTATCTATTATGGCGTTTAAACCGAAACCTATTCTCAGTACGGCCGAACTGGATATTAAAATCGTAGCTTTGGGGTTGAAAGAATCGAGAGCGCATTGCAGAGCAATGAAGGCGAGAAATTGGATTGTCGATACCAGTGGTTTAAATGTTAAATCGGGCTGTCCAAAATAATGAAAATCAAATACCAGAACTGGAACCCCCGCGACAACTCGATTGTATTGGTTAATACGGCCAATGATATTATCGAAGAGTACGAGACCGACGGCTATATCCTGACATTGCGACAGCTTTATTATCAGTTTGTCGCGAGAGCCCTTATTGAAAATACAGAACGCAGTTATAAAAATCTCGGTAGCATTATTACCAAGGCGCGAATGGCCGGGCTTATATCGTGGGAAGCTATCGAAGATCGAACCCGCGAGCACCACGCTTTTTGGTACGACGAAGACGAGCTAAACGCCATTAACGAACTCTCTCGTTATATTCGATTTGATCGGTGGGATCGACAAGATACATACGTCGAGGTATGGGTTGAAAAAGAAGCATTAGGAAACGTAATCGAACGAGCATGTTCGCCATTGCTGGTTAACTATATGGCGTGTAAAGGCTATCTATCTGCATCGGAAGCGTGGCGCGCAGGTATGCGGTATCAAAGAAAATTAAACGATGGCAAGCAATGCATACTAATTCATCTTGGCGACCACGACCCATCGGGTATTGATATGACGCGCGACAATCGCGACCGTCTCGATATATTTACCGAGGAAATGAGCGGCGTTGATGTACGGCGAATCGCGCTCAACATGGACCAGATCGATAAATACTCGCCGCCACCGAACCCTACGAAAATTAAAGATAGTCGATCCAAAGACTATATTAAAAAATTTGGTCGTACATCGTGGGAACTCGATGCACTGGAACCCCAAGTTATCGAAAAATTAATCACGAAAGAGATTAAACAATTTATCGATTGGGATTCGTGGGAAGAGATCGGCGAACTACAAAGAAAAAAACGCAATTTGCTGGATCAGATAGGCGAAAAATGGGACTGGATCAAGCAGCAGTTAGACGATGAATGAGTTACAACTATCGATGCAAACGACGACTAAAAGCCAGGGACGGCGACCAGTGCGATACGCGGGTAACGTTAAAGCATCCAATCGAATGGTATATAAACAAACCTAAATGTTCTGGCTGTGGTGCAGGGATTGTATATAACGATAAAGCGACTAAGCGTGCCAGTAAAAAGAGACGATGCGATTGTGACGGTTATCACTTCCCGCACGCGAAAGGTAGTAAGTGGTGCATCCATTACAAGGGCATATTAACTGACGAAGATTACGAGGATAGATACCGACATGGGCGTTAGCAATATATTATTAACCGCTACCAAAAGTTACGATCTTAGCGAAAAGGGCCACCTTTTAAACCCAAGTGATTGGGATACTGACTTTGCCAAAGAGCTGGCCAAAGCCGAAGGTACTGAACTAACCGACGAGCAAATTTCCGTGATTTCATTTATTAGTTGGTATCACCAGGAATATTCTATTTTCCCGGCGACAACTACTATAAGGCGACATGTTCGTAAGAAATTCGGACAGCATAGAACCCTGTATTCTATTTTCCCCAATGCGCTTGGCGGTGAACTTGCTCGCTATGCTGGCGTACCTGTTCCGACGGGTTGTATCTAATGCCAGCTATTGGACCGATTATAACTGCAGCGATAATTTTATTGATATTTGCTGCATGGTGGTTTGACCTAGGATGATTAGATAATGGTGCTGGCGTCTGATTACGTTAACTACGATCTGCAATGTTCGTATCAACCGTGTGGCCATGTAGTAACTAAACAATGGGTGCATAAAAGCGATACGACCCGATATTCCAAGGACGCCGTGGAGCATTGCCCGAAGTGTGGGTTATTCACAATGCACCCGGTCAACCCATTAATCGAAGCGATAGGGCGATACTATGATTGAAGCATACCCACTAAGTTGGCCCGAGGGCTGGCCACGCACTCACAACAACGATCGAACGTTCGGACGATTCAGTAAACAGACCCGACAGCATTCGAGTGCTGGTGATTATAGCTGGAATCGTAAAGGCGATATTTCTGTTTCTGAGGCGACTAAGCGGTTAACGATTCAATTGGATCGTATGGGTATTGATCGCGAAGATATTATTATCTCTACGAATTTAAAAACTCGTTTGGATGGATTACCCAAGTCGGGACAACGCGCCCCGGAAGATCCAGGCGCCGCCGTCTATTGGGAGAATGCGGAAGGAAATGCCCTCGTAGTAGCAATCGATTTGTACACCAAGGTCGAACATAACCTGGCAGCGATTGCGGCCACGCTGGACGCATTGCGCGGCATCGAACGATGGGGCGGTGCGAAGATCCTCGAACGTGCGTTTACTGGTTTCGCAGCGCTCGAACATAACCCGAATGGTCGCTGGCGCGACATTATTAAATATTACGGAGATAATATCGACGATGCGAAACAAGCATTTAGAGTTGCGATACATGCCGAACACCCCGACCATGGGGGTGATGCTGATAAATTTCAGATACTACTAAAAGCCCGCGACCAGATGCGGGCGGAGTTAGCGCAATGATGAATAAATATAAATTTGCTGTTGAATATGTTGGCCACGAAGAGGTTACAATTGTGGCTACTGATTTACCGGCAGCGGAAAAGATGGTCGAAAGTCTCCATTTCAAAGTACTCGACAAAACGTTGATCGATGTAGAAGAGCAATGCCCGCATCATCCTGATTGTGGATGTTCTGAAAGTGGACAATTATGTCAACGTAGTGATTTCGATGCCGAAGAACACTACTAAAGGCTGTCAGGCACGTTGGTATTGCAAGTGACCAATATAGTAGAGTGTGAAAATTGTAATGGTACTGGTGTTTGCCCTGAATGCTATGGTGATGGAAAAATATGGGAAGGTGAGGGGGAAGAGAAACACGATATATCTTGTCCTTGTTGCTCGGGTAAAAAGGCTTGCCCGGAATGTGGCGGTTCGGGGGAACGTGATGAATAAATATAAATTCGCTGTTGAATATGTTGGCCACGATCGTAACCTCTTCGTGGCTGATGATTTACCAGCAGCGGAAAAGATGGTTGAAAACCTCCATTTCAAGGTACTTGATAAAACGTTGAGTGATATCGAAGAGGACATTAACGATGAAAGCTAATATCGACGAAAGAGGGGTTTTACTAATTAGCCCTGAATCACCATTAGAATTATTTGCACTAAACGCTTGGTGGCAAGATTACAACCTACATACTGCACACGATAGCAAAGGATCGACTGGCATAGGCGTGGTGACACCATCGAAAGCTGTCATAGATGAATGGGCGTGACCAAACGTAAAGGCTGTCAGGCGCGATGTTACGGCGATCAGATGCATTGCGATCGATGCGGCCTGATGTGGGATATGAACGACTCAGAGCCGCCCAAGTGCCTGACAGACCGAGAATTCGGTATACAGGCTGCGCGGGTGTGGCTTGGTAGAATACGGGAGGTACTAGCTCAATGAGAACTGTAGCGGAAAAAAACCAACGTACCCTAATGCACAATATGGGTTTTAAAAATACGGGTGATATGCGTCGGATGATAAGAAAATATGCGCGTGCTCATATGAAACGAGGCGGTATAAACCCAAACGAACAGTGCGCCGTAAACTATAATTATCCATCAATGGGGGATTAGTCAATGGCTGAAATAGACTTACGGTTGTATATAAGCAAACGATTTAATCAGAATACCGATGGCGAAGAGGATATTTCGAATTTAATAATCGATCTATTCAACCGCGAAGATAAACATTTTACCGATTTGGTTGACGAGCGCGGCAATCTCGTTCGGGATAAATTGCGATTGATCGACGAACTCGACAAATCAAGCGAAGCCGTGCTCGAATTTTCCAGATTGTTCGAACAACACCACAGTCGAGCGGATCGGGCCGAAACCGAACGCGATGCATTACAAACAGCTCTCGCCGATCTACTCAAGGTGATTTCAGAAAATAACCTGATAGTTGGTGGTCGTGCGTATTTAGATGCTGCTAGAAAAGCTGTATTAGAAAGCATCGTTCGTAAGCCAATCAGGTACACGCCAAGCAAAAGCGATCCGATTAATTATGTGTTCGCAACTGGCGATTCGGACGCTTTAAATATTAATACTAAGGAGCGACGTTATAAATTTTGCCCATCGTGCGAATCGGTATCGATACCAATGGAACTTATAATCGGTTGCCCAAAATGCAAGTACGACGACGAGGACGACCATTTGGTTAATCACTGCGACGATTGTTGCGTCGCGCTAATGACACACGTCTACCAGGAGCTATGTAGAATTCATGAAATGGTATAAATTATGGGTACACGCTTACTACCCGCACGAATATTATGCTTTTCGCTTCAAATGGTTGCGATTCGTATATGACTGGTTCGTAAGCTTGGATATCCGCACTAATAAAGACGATGTTAAAGCGGTTGCCTGGACTATTGCTGTCGGTGTCATTGTTACTGCATGGGTCTGGATGGACATTACACAGCGGATCTATTCGTTAACTCAGGTCGATATAATAGAAATATTATTATTATACGTATTGCCGGGTCTGGTATTGCTGGGATTTATTGCTTTTATCATGGGATTGAATAAATTTTTCAATGGATTTGACGATAGCGATTAGTTGGACCGCAGTATAAAAATACCATTTAACTAATAGGAGTAATCAATATGGAAAATCAGCATCAGAAAATTAAAGGGTATCGCGAGTTAAATCAGGAAGAAATCGATTTAATGAATGAGATTAAAGAAAAAGGCGTCGAACTTGGAACGCTTATTGGTAAATGTCGCGAGGTAGATGTTTGTGAAGGTAAAAATGGCGACCGCGATCATGACAATGTGATAGACGAAGCGTCCCGCTGGCGTGAGATCGCTAAAACGCATCTACAACAAGGTTTAATGGCATTAACTCGATCAGTCGCAAAACCAGGCTTTTTCTGATAAGGTACGCGTGATCCTCCCCCTAGTGATGATCGAAGCGCATTCTCACCCCTCTTACGAGGGGTTTTTTTTGGTTGACAGATTCGTAGCGGGTAGCTAATCTGATTGTACTGCCAGACGTCAGTTTTAAAGATCAACCAAACGTAACGGAGGATACTAAAATGGAAACACTATTCAGTTATCGTGCTCACCGAAAATATCGGAGAGCGTCTAACTAAGATATTGATTTCTGCTAATGACGAAACAGGCGCTTTAGGGCGCCTGTTTTTTTATGCGTGTCACCATTTTCGATACTGAAGCTTTGTCGACGTATTCGCATCTAGCGGCGAGATTCACTCCGATACCATCAACCAACACCCGACGTGCTGCTCGACTCGTGGCGGTCTCTCGCGACTCGTAGAACGCTTTATTAAATTCGTTTGTATTCATTTTAATCCCCGGTCATTTTCTTTAGGTGTCGTTCCACACTTTCGGTTATTGACATTACGTGTCTTACTCGATCCAACAACCCCTTTAGCGTGCCGTAATATTCTTTTGGTAGTTCCATTGTTGAGAATGTATGGCCTTGGCTGCATTTCCTGTATCGAACATACCCCATTGCAACATCATTGCCGGCGGTAACGGCGGTTTTACGTCCGCATTCTGGACATAATAACGCCATTACCACCCCAACCACTGAAATAATTTATCTAAGGCAAGCACGCCAACGATTACAATAGCGACCACGCCCAGCACCGATAGAAAAATATTCATATTAGATTAACCCACACCACCCACCACGCGGCGAGCAGTAATACGAACAGCAGGATAAAGAATCGCGAGCGCCAGGCACCAGCATGATTGTAAAAATAACCCACCTGTGCGGCTGGGTTGCCTGCGCAGATATTACGATTTTTGGTGAAGTACCATAAATCGACGATGGCGTTTACAAATTGATAACAAAAAAACAAGCCGACCATTAGATCGCCAATTATTAGCAGTGTGGTATTAGAAAACATTTTTATCTTCTCCGTAACGTGTTGTATCTAAAAATTCGGCCTCGTGTGGAAGGCCAGCGTCTTGCAGAATCCCGACAATCAGATTTCGCAAAAATCCCGCATCGGTCGCGGTCGCTGTTCCATTGCTGACTTTCTTTAATGCGATATCCGCATCGGTGATGATCGAACGTACCAGATCGTTACTCATTATTCCCCCGGAAATTCTTTTTTGCCTGCCAGATCATACGGGCTGGCGGTTGGTTTTTGTACTGGTGGATCGCATTCGTCACACAAATACACGGTTACGAGCCGCTTTTTCCATGGCCAGAAAAAATATCGTCGCCAAACTTTATTTTTCCAAAGTGCGCCCTCTCCATGGCAGTACGTGCAATGGCCATATGCGTCCATCATCGCCATTAATCCAATCCCTCGTAATGACGTTCGATCGGTTCCCATACTTCGGCGCCGTCGGTGCTACTCTGCTTCGTGTTACTGATAGCGTCGTCGGCCTTGACCCCGATACGGATCAAACCATTAATATGCCGAATGTATGCCTTGATTACCTTTTTCGTATGTTTCATGTCGTGCCCTCTATAGTTGATTATCCTAATTGTTCGGCCAAGGCGCGCGCAATTCCTGGGTATGTCTTTCCACGAAGTAACGCGCGATCCGGGCTCGGTCCTAAAATATTTTGACCGCTATCGGTCTGATTGGCCCATCGTTTTACTAACTTACCGGACCCATGCGGCCATTCAACGATACGCGGTGCTATGTGCTTGGTAGGCTGCAGTTTCGGAACACCCTTTAACCATAGTCCTGTTTTTTTGCTCGCGTCGTCACTGTACTCGTTTGGCTGTATCCATTGGTCGGCCGGTCGAATACGGGTACCAATGATACCGACCGGATTCTCAAGTACGATTTTTTCGCAATCGCGGTTTAATATCATTTGTACGAATGCGAGGGCATACTCTCTCGCCTCTCTACGCTCGGCACCAATGAGCGTGCCGGGCTTGATGTTCCGGGGCTTGCCTTTAATCATCGGTACGTCGTTGAATGCCCACTCCGCGGCGCCTGTTAGGTACGTACAGGGCGGGAAAGCAATAATCATGTCCCACTCACGACCAGAGCCGATGATGTCCTCTAAATAGCCCTGATAGTGCGGGCCGGGTGTCGCGCTGGGCAACAGATCGCAACTGATGGCGTTGTGGCCTCTGCGGATAAATTCGTCCCGGACGCGCCCGCTCTCTTCGCAAGCGATCAAAATATTCATATCAAATTTGGATCAATCAGAGTGGTGATATCCAGAAAGAAATTATCGGTATCAATATGGTAATTGTTTTCTAACTCACTCGGTAGCGGATCATCAATACGCTTCGCGAGAGTACGCATAAATTCTTGTGCGTTGTCGAAATCGTCAAATGGACCATATGAGAGTACATCGGTTTCGTGACGTCGCGAAGTAATTACCAACCATTTAACCATTGAAAATTTGGCATATGCGATGGTAGCGGCTTCGCGCAGTTCGTGATTCGTGCACTCGGACCAGTCGAGCATTGATTGATCGTTAATAATATTTTCGACTTGCTCGGCCACTATTTCGCTGCAGTTGAGTACCTGCATAATATCTCTAATGTTCGATCTCATTTCATGCCCCTTATAGATCAGTTACGAATCGGTCGAAAAGGAATTTTTCGGCCTCTTCTAAATCGGCGGTCTGCAAACCTTCGTTATATACAGTTACGCAATATCCCGCGCCGCCGCTCTCTTCGATGTAGCCGGGCTCGTAGATAAAACCACCCACGTTATTATCGATACTGTCGTCACCTGTCGCTGCTCTCAGATCATCGACGTAGCGACGGGTTTTTTGCCATTCTGTAAATTTCATTTTCGTGCCCCTAGTTGCCCCCGTTGCCGGGGGCGGTTGGTTACATTGTCAGGTAAAGGCCGGTCTCTGATTCGAAATGCTCTTTCAGCATGTCTTCGTACAGGCCGTCAGATTTCGAAATTACTCTGTAGTTGAGCCCGTGGATCTTGCCAAATTCGACGTCGTAAAGGTCAGCATCGGTCAAGGTGATTTTGATGTAATTGGCCTTGTTGCTGGCGCCGCGCATGAAACGAAAAGCGACGTGGTTGTCAGTCTCGGAATAGCTGATGTGCTTCGCGCCGATCATGGCGATTAAACGACGTGCGCCGTTGTTGGCTTGTGCTAACTGGTTGAGTGTCAAATTTGCGTCCATTTTCGTGCCCCTAGTTGTTCGTTGTTTCGATGTTTTAATTATAGCAGTGTTGTCTAAATTGTCAACACCGTTCGTCGGCTCGCTGGCCCCCGTTGCCGGGGGCGGTTGGTGGTTAAGCCCGGAAAATCGGGGCCATGGAATATTGACCGTATGGGAAAATGTACTCGCTGCCGTCGTCTTCCATGTGGATCTTGCAGCGCTTGGTGTCGCCCATTGACTTAACGGTTACAGTCTTCGCGGTGCGCTTCAGGATCGTGCCCTCAAAAATGCAATCGCTGTTGCAGCTTGAGCGGGTAGAAACTTCTTGATTTGCGGTAAATTGGTTCATTGTCTGGTGCCCCTAGTTGTTCGTTGTTTCGATGTTTTAATTATAACAGTGTTGTCTAAATTGTCAACACCTAAATCGATATATTTTCGATTATTTTCTGTTTGTAACAGTCGTTATCGGAGGCGATTCGTGACCATAATTTTCCGGCTTGGCGAAAAATGCTTGGCTTCGTTTCTTCCCGTTCGTTTCAGTCCAGTTAAGGAAAAAATGACACCGCCCCAAGGTATCCAACACCTTAGAACGGTACTCAATTTCTGTCTTAATTTGTGAGGTCATGTACGTAAACTATTGTAGATTTTCTATATTTATAAGCTCTTTTTACGATTGGAAAATCATCTTTGGCGGTATTTTCTTCTTTAACTTGGTTCCTGTCTTTATTAAAAGTGGCCAGTTCGTTTTGTAAATTAGTCATTGTCTGGTGCTCCTGGTTGTTTACTGCTTCGATGTATTAATTATAGCAGTGTTGTCTAAATTGTCAACACCTAGCGAGCATTTATTTCCTCGAAGCGATAAACGGTCGTTGTAGCCGCCTCGTAGCGGTCGAAGCCGCTTCGTAGTGAATTGTGGATTTTTTCGACCGCCTCAGAGCCGCCCTAAGCGACGATCTCAACTTATTCGACTACTAGCTAGGGGTCATTTATCGCTGTAGCTGTTGTGTAGCGGCTTCGAAGCAGAAATACCCCGGACAATGCTATTTTTTACCCATGATACTGGGTATACCTAAATATATGATTTAATTGATAAATAACGTCAAATACCCGGTACCCGGTACAAACCCCCAACTCGACGGTAACTGTCCGCTAACTACCCACCCTGCACCGTGGCGGCCTCGTAGCCGCTACGTAGCCGCTAGCTATACCCCTGTATATTACTACTCTACTAATTCTTTGAAAGTACTGGGTATAAAGGGTATAGGGGGATAAGGGGTATAAAAACAGTAACTTACGATACCCGGTACTACTGGGTAAATGGGGGGTGGTACAGGGTAATTGATTCCGTCGCCTTTGTGGCTATAATCAACCCATGTTCAGGATCAGTGACAAAGAGATTAAACAGCTCGAAGGGGATCTAAAGGCGTTTGCCCATAGAGCGCTACCGTTTGCGACAAAAAATACGCTTAATACAGCTGCATTCCAGGCACGAACGTTGATACAGCGCGATATTGACGTAAAGCTAATTTCCCGTAATCGCTTCACGAAACAGAGTATTCGAGTAGAGCAAGCGCGAACGTTAGTTATCCCTCGCCAGGCGGCTATTGTGGGCTCTATCGCTCCATACATGGAGGATCAGGAATTCGGCGCGGTGAAGGTGAGCAAAGGCAAGCAAGGTGTACCGATAGCGACATCGTATGCAGCTGGTCAAGGTCAGGACGTACAGCCACGAACAAGGCTACCACGCAAGGCTAATACAATGGCCACGATTCAACTACGCCGGCGACGTCGTAAAGGTAGCAGTCGTAAGCAACGTAATTTAATAGCGATCAAGGATGCTGCTACAACAGGGCGCAAGTATGTATTTTTAGACCTCGGGCGGCGACAGGGAATATTCAAAGTAACAGGTAGTAAGCGCTTGCCTAAGATCAAGATGGTATGGGACATGACGCGCCGGTCTGTTGTGATACCAAAGAATCCAATCATCAAGCCCGCATTCGATACAGTTGTGCAACGAATCCCTACGATCTATCGCGATTCGATTATCTTCCAGCTCAAGCGGCAAGGGCTGTTCAAAGGCTAGCCTCGAAGCGGCTACGTAGCGGCTAAGTGCTTGATAAATAAAAAAAAGGTACTGTAGAGCTAGGGGGACGCACCGGGGTTTTGATTCCGCCG